ATTGAAACTAACATCTTCAGAAGATCCTTGTTATTCACCTTTTGTTTCTCAAGATCAAGTATGGAACTTAATGTTGCCTATGTTCTTTACAGATTTTGGTTTACAGAACAGATTAAAATCAATCTTAGATTATATCATTGTAAACAAGCATAAGGTATATAATCCCTACCTCTCTGAAATCTTACATTATTATACATTTTTACCTTCAATGAATGAAAAGAGGGTTAAACCCTGGGATAGGATTTATAACAGAATGAAACATTTCAAACCCAACATTAAGGTAAAAAGGGGAGCTAATAATTGGTATTTCTCTTATGGGTTTAGGGCAGTATACAATAAACTTGGTGGAGCTCAAGTTAAAACATTCTGGCATAAACTTTGGTACATTCCATTCATTTGGTTAGCCGATAGAGTATATCATCCATATATCTGTAAATGGTTTAACATCAGAGTAAAGAGAACTTCTTATTATTCGATGGGATTATTTGCTTGGTATAATAAAGGTTTCGAAAAGAGGTACATAAAGCAATTTAACAAAGCCTTAGAAAAGGGAGAATTCTTTGAACCTCAAATATTACCTTATATCTCAAAAGAACATCGAAAAAACATAAACTTCGAAAAGTTCAAAGAAGTAATGGAATCCTATCCTGAATTGGATACCTCTAAACCAATTGACTCACCAGTACATTTCCTAATTTTGTATAATATTTTAAAGATGGATTATTGCATATAATATATAATATATGTATATTTGCATCATAAATTAAAATTCAATAAAAAATATGGCAACAGATAAAAAACAACAAAAACCAGCTCGGTATTGGCATTCAGAATTAAAATACCGAGACATTAAAAAAATGGCAATCGAAAGAGGGATGCCATTCCCAGAGGTAGTCTCTTCAGATTTCTATTCTCTGGTATCATTCATCGATTCTGAAAGGGCTCAAAAACCTAATCCAGATTTGGTATTACAATTTGATCTCTGGTTAGAAGGAATCTTAAAAGAAAGAGGTGCTGATTACTTAGTAAAACCCTCTCTCAGATTATCCTATGTATCAGATGAAATGAGAGAAGGATCCAAGGAAAAACCCGCTAAAGAGAAAAAGGTAAAAGAAAAGAAACCTCCAAGAGAAAGGGATTCTAATAATCTTCTCAAGGGAACAAAAAAATCCTATACCTTTGAACTTGCAAAGAAAGGGTATTCATTGGATAGAATCAAACGAAGAGTATTAAAGAAATTCCCAGAAGCTTCTGAAAAATCTATCATTATTTGGTATCGACAGGCTTTAGGTATCAAACATATAGCTAAACCCAAAGAAGAAAGAAAACCCAGAGTAAAAAAGGAAAAGACTCCAGAACAGATTAAAGCTTCCAGATTAAGGGCTCGAGAAAGAAAGAAGGAAAGGGCATTATTAAGGAAGCAAGCTAATGAAAGAACAGAAGCTTACAGAGAGTCACTTAATAAAAAGAAACGAAATGGAAAAAGAAAGAAAAAAGCCAAAGCCATTTAAAGTAAATGAGGATAGGATTTATGCAAATAAGTTCTATCCTTATTATTTTACAGAAGATTTAAGAGTAAATGTAGTACCAGTTAAATTCTATACTCGTTACCAAGCAAAGCTCACTTTAAAGGGACAATTTGGAAAAGATTGGCATAAATATCTCAAAATTGCTACTGGAAGGATGATCCTTAGTAGAGGCTGGAAATTTGGAAAAAATTCGGTAATGATAGAAGGAAAACACCATCAGATTAGAAGGTATTATATCCCTTCAGAATGGAATTATAACAAGAGAAAGAGAAAAATCTTTAGAAGACACATGGATAAAACTCTAAAGATTGGAAAACGTTCTATGATTAATCAATTCTTAAAAACATATTACATGCAAACATTATGAGAAGTAATCCTAAAATATCATCATTCAAAGATCCTTTATTTTTCGAAGGATTATTGAAGTATCATGATGCTTCATATTTAAGGTGGAATCGATTAACGGATAAGCAACAAAGGCAATTCAAGGAATATAATTTATTGCCCGATCAATTGAATCTTGCTTTGAAGGTTTTACATCGATTAAAAACTGAATATCAAACCGAGAGTGTACCATTTGCAATAAACATCGTTTCATTGATCTATGATAAATACAATGAATGGTTAACCACTCAAGATATCGAAAGAAAACATTTATCTGAAGACAGGGCTCATAAAGAACTCCTATTCAGGGGATTTGTTTTACTCGATAAATTTCATGTAAAACCTAAAAGGAGCTATGTGATGACTGCTTTCCCAGTTAAGGGTAAATTTTACATCCATCCTTTCGAAATGGGAAGTAACTATAGGATGACAAACGGGAGGAGGGAACTTCCTCATCTCTGGGATAACTTTATTAAAATCGGATTATCCGGGTATACCAGAGTTATCTACCCTGAAATGGAACATTTTCCCAATCTCTCATCGAAACAATCGAACCAATTAAAAATTGATTGGGATATTGCATAATAAATTTAATGTATATATATTTGCATTGTCAAAATAAAAATAAAAAGATATGGAAACAAAAATAACATTACAAAAAAACATATTAACCCAGAATGCTATCAAGGTAGACGAAGTAACCTATCGCTACAACTGGGTTAATGAAAAGATTTTAGAAGATGAGAGAGAAGAGAAAACCTTCAATTCTCTTGAGGAACTAAAATCTTATGTTTCAACTTTCACTCCCTTAAATCAAAGATTATACAGGGAAGCTAAGAAAAAGAAACTTCCATATTATTTAATGAAACAACTCGAGAACAAATAACTATCATTTATCAACAATTTAAAACATTACAATCATGGCTAGAAAAAAAGAAGCTAAAGTAGAAGTAGTTAACGAAGTAGCAATCAGCAAAACATTGGTATTGGTAACCTATTCAGATGGCACCTCCGAAATCCGATTTAAATTGACTTCAGATGAACTTGAGAAATTGGTAGCTGCAGTTTCTCCTGCCGAAGAAGAAGATGAGGATGAAGAAGAAGAGGATGAGGATGAAGAAGATGAAGATGATGAAGAAGATGAAGATGAAGAAGATGATGATGATGAAGAGGAAGAAGATGATGATGATGAAGAAGATGATGATGATGAAGAGGAAGCCGCTGCTCCTTCTCCTGAAGAATTAGCTGGTATGGACTTCGAAGAACTGGAAGATGTCTGCGATGATCACTCCCTGGATGTAGACCCGGACGATTACGAAGAAGAAGACATCGAAAAGTTCCGCAAGGCAATCGCCAAGGAATTGGGTATCACTTTACCGAAAGCCAAGAAAGAAACTAAGGCAAAAGGTAAAAAGGGAAAGAAATAACCCAACTATAGGATAAAACAAGGTCTGGGATAAAAATGAACACATTATTCATCATCTCTAATTATCTCGTCTAACAAAAAGTAATCCCAGACCTTGTAAAAAACGAACATTTTAATTAACACATATCATTAACAATCAAAATTTAAATTATCATGGCAAAAGCTAAAGAAACTAAGAAAGCTATGTCTGCAGAAGAAAAGGCAGCAAAGAAAAAAGCTCGTCAAGAAGCTATCAAAAATCGTCCTGCTGGTCAAAGATGCAACAGCAAACAGGTCGATGTAATCGAAACAGAGAACGGCACAGTAGAAACCTGGGGTTATCCAGTGGTTGCTGCTCGTAAACACATCGGAGTTCTTACTACCACAATCGTAAAGGACAAAGATGGCAATGTTACCTCTACTGCTTCAACTTGGGTTCCGGGAGATATTACCATCAAATCAAAGAAAGGACATGGTATCATCACTGGAGTAAAATCCAAGAAGGAAAAGGAAGAAGATACTGATACTGAGAAAGATGAAGCTGAAGAAGCTCCCAAGGCAAAGAAATCTAAGAAAAACAATTAAGTAAAAATAACCTATATTCGAATTTTTGGGAAAAGGGGGTCCTTAACTGGGTTCCCTTTTTTCGTATAAACATCTTATCATGGAAGATAAAGAAAAATCAATCATATTCATGGCACTAAGCAATCAAATATTGATTTATCAAAGTAAACTAGAAAACCATGAATATGAAGATGAAATAGAAAAAGAGATTTATAAATCTATCATAGAAGAAAGTATGAGCCTTTTAGATAGGTTTATGCCCAAAGAGCCTTCATCACATCCAATACCCAGACCCACCTTTTAAAGATAAGGAATTATATTGCAGTATGAAAAATAATATTTATATTTGCATAAAGAAAAAATAATAAAAAAATATGGTAACTAAACTACAAAGGATCATCGATAACATCGAATTAGTAAGACTCAGAAGAGAAGAATATTACAAAGCTTCCCCAAAAGGGAAGGCCCTTATTCAAAAAGAGATTAATATCCTTCTCCGAAGAATCCGAGATATGGTACAAGATATTTCAAATGTTGGGAAAGGAAACATTTCGAAAGTTACTTATGTCATCAAAAATTCTGAAGGAATTAAAACTTTCGAAGAAGAATTCATAGGATTAGATGAAGAGGAGATTAAGAAACTTTTCGAAGTTAGAAAATTCTTTACTGCTTCATCAAACTATGAAATCCTAAGAATCGAAAAATATCATACCCAGATCAGGGAAATATCTACTAATTAAAAACATATCATTAACACATTAAAATTCATAAGAATATGAAGGAAAAAGCAAGCAAAACAAAGAAATCAAAGATCCCAGTTCCAGAAAACCAGGAAGCTTTGGCAAAGGTAAAGGAAGTAAAGAAGGAAATGGAAGCCTACTACAAGAAAAACAAATTGGATCCCACTAAGGATTACACCAAGGATAAAAAACATGGTGCCATTATCTCCAAATGGATTCAGATCTTGGAAGTAAATCGTAAAAAGGTAAAGGATTCCACTCCTCAAGAAATCCATCACAAAAAATCCGAGGATAAAAACAGAAAGCCTAAAGCTGAAAAGGCAGTAAAGGTTGCTAAGGATGGTAGAAAGGTAGCTAAATACGATTATCCTTTAGTGGATGGTAGAGAAATGACCTCAGAAGAAAAGAAAAAGTATCGCATCAAAATGCGAAAAGAATCTAAGGGAGGTGCTTCTAAACCGAAGAAGGAAACTACCAAAGAAACCAAGAAGGTAGAATCTAAAAAGGTTACCAAGGAAAAAAAGGATAAAAAGGTAAAGGGTAAGGATAAAAAGAAAAAAGCTAACGATTAAGTTGGTTGCCATTTTTATATAAACCCAAAAGGGGAAGTATCCATATCTCAATTTGGGTCTTCCCCTTTTTTCATTTTAAAAAACTATTGATCATGGAAGAAAATAAAATCATCATAAAACCCAAGATGAGGATTACCTTATTGGATTCAGAACTTCGATGTATATCGGATAGATTAGTAGATCAGGCTACTGAATTCATGCAAGGAGCTAAAGTAAAGCATACTGATCCAATTAAGCTGGAAGTAGTATTAACTTCTAAAAATGATGTTGAATCACTTAAAACTTATTTAGATCAACTAGTAGGTAATCTACCCATAAAGGTTATTGGAACCCGAGGAAGACCTTCTTCTACTTCTTCGAAAGAATTGGAATCTCCGAGAGAGGATATTTATCTCAAGGTTGAAGAGATGAGTAAAACTGAAAGCCAGGATGAAATAATTAAATACCTTCGTTCATTAGGCTTTGTATTCCTATTAACCGAGGATTTTTTACATTATTTTCCAGACTTTAAATTCAGAGCCAAGGATATTGGAGAAGCTAACAGAAATGGCCAATATATAAATTCCTATCAATGGCTGGTAAGAAGGATTAAAATGGCCAAAGATCCTAAATCTGATAAATATGATCCTCAGATTATCTTTGGATTCTATCTCAATGAAAGAAATCCCAGATTTGTAGGTTATCTCTATAAAGACTTCAAATCTCGAATGAAGGCTTATATTCCGGATAAAACTAAGATTACCTTTGCTTCATTCGAAATGGCGAAGATGCCTCCATATATGGAAGAACTGGAAAGATTAAAATGGTCTACAGAAATGAGGCAATTAATGCTAGACCCAGAAAAGAAACCTTCAAAATTCTTTATCAGATGGGCTCCAGATATTCTTTTACCCGAATCGCATAAAGAAAAACTAAAACATCTCAATATCACATTCAAGGGGTAGCTTCTGCTACCCTTTTTCGTACCATATAAAGTATAAAAAAGGTATTTATAATAAGAATAAATTTTATATATTTGCATTGGTATAATTTATTATTAATTTTAAACATATAAAAATGGAACAGAACAAAGAAAAGACATTACCAAAAGAACATTATGATTCTTTTGCTGCTCAATTATCTAAGGATATTCAAAGAGCTCAAGAGGAAATCTCTAAAAAAGAAGGCTTTGAAAAGGTACATCAATCTGTAAACCCAATTTCACAAAATTACATAGGATGAAATTAAACATTAGTACAGAGGTAGCAGAGTTAATCTCTCATATTGCAGATGTACAGATCAAGGCTCTCTTAAATATTCAACAAGGGATTTACCAAATTAATGAGGAGGATCAGGAATTATTAATGCAATATCAAGCTACAATTCAAACTGTACAAAGGGAAGCAAAGGTTGTAATCTCTCATTTCCAGGATATGAAAAGAGAACCATTATTAATAGGTATCACTTCAAATCAATTCCTATCTATAATGCGGCATATCCTATTTCGAATAGAAGAAGAATATCCAAATAAACAAGCAGTTATTCAATTATGGGATATCTTCTTCTACATAGAAAGGGAAAGAACACCCGAAATCAAATTAATGGTCAAATCGAATAAAAAACAAAACAATGGGAAAAGCATTAGCATCAACAACAATCGAATTAGAAGGAGCAAAGACAATACAGTTCCAACCCGATAACATGGAAGGAGTAGATTCTTCTAATCTATACAAAATCTGTAAAGGTTATATCCATGATAAAGCAAATCAAAAGGAAATACCTTATGTAGCAGTAAACTTTAAAAAGAATCCTGGCCTTCTTTATATCTATGAGGGTATTCATCCAAAGGTTTATCAAGAATTCAGAGAAGCTCCCTCTAAAGGGCAATTCTTAAATCGAGAAATTATTCCTTCTGCGAAATCAACATATAAAGCTCATGTACCTGGATTAAGATGAGTAAGAAAACATTCTTTATATCGTTATCAGTAGTTCTTGGGATTTTATTCCTGGGAACTACTCCCTCAAAGGTTAAAGAGCAACCCAAATGGGAAAAGCCAGAATCTGGGAAATGGTGCTTGGGATATGATTATAAAAATCATCGATACAGATATGATACTTCACCAAAAACCAAATTCCAGCCAACTAAAACAGTAATCAAAAAAGCTCATCATAGTTTCGAATTATATGAGAATGGGAACTTTACTAAGGAACAAGCAAAAGATTTAGAATACTACATTCAATCTCAGAAAAGTACCCACGATTACTACCCAGAAGATATCCAAGAATTAATAGAATATTATTTGGATTGAATATATAATATATGTATATTTGCAATAAATAAAAAATCAATTATTAATTAATAAAACATTTACAGCTATGACAACGAAATCAACATCTCAGAAAGTAAAAGCAACAAAGGTTGAATCTAAAAAAGTAAAGGCTTTAAATCCTAAGGTAGAAGAAGCTAAAGCGAAAACCTCTAAAAAGGTAAAGGCAACCAAGATTGAATTGCCTTCAACCAAATTGGAGAAAAAGAAATCCAAGGTAGCTAAAGAAGTTACTCCAGTTACCAATACTGCTCTCATGGAACAGGTGGTATCGAAAAGGGAGATCAAATACATCTATCCTGATGATTGCATTGATACCCTTGCCAGAAAACAATTCCGTCAAAAGGTAAGGAACAAAATCCATAAAATGGAGAACCAACTTTTCAAGATGGAAGATAAAACCTCTAAGGAATATCTGAAAATTTCCAAAGAACTCAAGGCATATTATTCTGCCAATGTCAAAGAAGGTGCTGCCATATAATATAAACCAAATTAGGAGGATACTTACTATATCCTCCTAATATGTACAACGAAATTTAAAAGGTTTATATTATGGCACTTATAATCGGATTACCAGAAAAAGAGATTCAAAAGGTAAACAAAGACCTTTATGAATTACACAAACGAGTTATTCTCAATTACCTTTTATCAAGATCTCTCAAATTAAGGTCCAGAAAAAAATTCTTCATAGTATATGGACATTACATTACAGAGAAAAACATTCACGAATATTTCTATACACCTATACATATATTCGTTCAACTTTTAATCCGAAACGAATTATGGAGATGCCGAAAATATCACAAAGATACTAACACTAAAAAACGTAAAAGAAAATGAATACAGAAACATTTTTCGTAACAGGGAGTAATGCCTATAATATTTTAGAGGTACTACTGGATAATGAATTCCTTTGGGATAAGCCCCAATATAAATGTTATTATGGGTATTACATTAATGGTAAAACCAATAAAGTGATTGCCTTTGATAACAGAACTGGGCATTGTGATACCGAAGAATTCAAAACTGTAGAACAAGCTAAAGAATGGTTAGGATATGAAGACAATTGATTACATCAAAAAGTATGGATTGGATAAAAACAACAAAAGTTTATCCAAATTAGAAAAGGATGAATTCTTTAAGGACTTAGAAAAAGAGCTCTTAGAAAGAATTCAAGAGAGGGAGAAAAATTATCCTGGAGATTTGCCCTACAAAATCTTTCAGAATTTGGTTAAACAGGTTAATGATAAATTCTGGGCAATCTCAAATAAGAAAAAAGGATTTGCCTTTACCTTCGAATTATGGAATGCCTTTTTTGCAATCAAGGTAATTCCTATTCGGAATAAATATTTCCCAGAAATGGAGAAATTTAAACCTAAAAAGTAAAATTACAGCAGAGCTCGAGACTAACCTTGAAGGCTCTGCTTTTTTTAATCCTTAAATATCACAGATATGAAACTTTCAGGGCAACACATTAATGAGGCTTGGCTATACATTGTTACCAAGACAGTTCTTCTCACTAAAATAGGTGAAAATAAAGAAGTAAACATAGATATTCAAATCACTGGTAACAGTTTAATAATTAAAATATTGGACTACAGAGAAATCATTGAACCTAATTATTTCGAAAATCTTAAGGAAGAACTTCAAAGATTCAAATCAGAGTATGAAAACCTTCTAATCAGAGAAACTTCGATAGGAAACGAACATAGGTATCTCATAACATTAATCCCATAAAATTATGCAAATAAATGATATATTTACAGACCTTCATGGTAATCAATATGAAATAATGGATTTCCATGTTTTGGGCCCAGATTATCCACTATTCCAGGATAACAGGGATGCCATACTTACATCATCTACTCAAGATGAACATATTAACCTTATCATAAGAGGAAATGATCAACTTATCATATATAATGAACATCATAAAGTATATTGGGTGTATGACATCAAGTTTATTCAACATTTCGATAAATTTGACATAAGAAAGGGTTTTTACAATGAAAAGAATACCAAGGGTAACAGGTCTAACCGCAATGATGGTAGAATATCATCAAACAGTAAGTCCAGAAATAAAAGACGTTAAGAAGAAGAACATCATTACCCATGTAGTAAATCAATGGGCACTTAATAATGGATTACTTTGTGGAGTAATCCATAATCCTTCATCATTAGCTTCATATCTTGGATGTGATATTGAAGATATCAATATGGTCCTAAGAGAAAGGTTATTAAATAATCGAATCTGGGATAAACAAAATCAAGAAGAGATATTAAATGCCATTACTGGTATGTCCATTAGTATGGCAATGGAAGATCGAATGGAAGCTGCTTCTCAAGTAGAAATATTAAAAAGATCCCAGGGAGATCATTATGTACCTTTCATATCTGCAGAACTTAGACAAGCTTTAGATTTGAAGATGAAAGCTGGAGCACAATTATCTTCAATGATTAAGAATATCATGGGTGGTACAACTAATGTCTTCAATATTAACAATCAAAGTTCTGCTGGAGTAATGGAACAAAACAACTTTGTTACTAAAGAAGATGCCCTAAAAATCTTAGAGGAAGAACATACTAAACAGAAAGAATCTTTTAATGAAAAGGATGCTAAATTCTTAGAAGAACATTATGAGTTAGATGCTTTGCCCAATGTATCTGCTAAGACTCAACAAGGATTAGATGTAACTAAAGAAGGTCTGGATGCAGTAAAGACAGAACTTATTCAGATTACAGATAATTATAAGATACATAGAGAAGAACCTGAAGATGTGGATTTTCATGAGATCAGAAGAGAATTGGAAATGAGCATAGATTCAGAAGACGATCCAGAAATGGACAACTATAATTAAATGTTTTACATACATCATTAACAAAAACAAATTTCGTTGTTTTAGCATTTTAGTAATTATGTTATGCGTTCAAGAACAGTAATGTTAACCTAAATCTTGATGCTCGTTTTATACGTTAATAATCTTATTATTCGACACTGGAACTGGGTAGTTGGGAAACTACCCTTTTTCGTAGATATCCAGCTGCTACTTGCCATCCTATTTAAATTTTGCGTATTAAATACAAATAAAGTATATTTGCAAATAAAATATTAATCATTAAAAAACAAAAACGATGACTCCATCACAGATCACATTACTCAAGCAACTGATAGATTCTACAGATTATAGGGTCTATGTAAACCTTTATGGGAAAAGAGAATTAGCCACTCAACTAAGAATTGGTTCAAAGAAATCCCAAGCAATCCTTCAATGTTACAGCTTTTCATGCAATCCATATCAATTAACTACATCAATGGTTGATATCTACAAAGTTAGTAGGCCTTTAGAATTCTTTTCATCTAATGGGAACAACACATTAAACTTTCAAGGATTAACCTGGCTTTGTATCAAACCAAGAGAAGTAAGGCCTGGAGATATCTTACTAAATGCAAAGAACTTAAAGGATACCTATTTAGCTACTACAATGGTATCAGAAGTAGATAACACAATCTTTGCTTTTTGCCCAATCCAAAAAGAAATCATCTCCTTGACATACATTGAAGATGTAGTGGCTATTAGAGCTGTATTTTAAGCCCAAATTAATAATGCAAGTATATTTGTATTTAAAATATAATTATTATATTTGCATTGTCGAATAAAAATAAAATTTATTAATCATTTAAATGCAATTACAATTATGGCAGAGTATCAATTCAACAGTCAAGAAGTCTGCATCTTTCCTAAAGAAAATGGTCTTTACATTATCTCAGTAATTCGCTATTACTATACAAGGAAAGATCATTCAGACCCTAAACTTACAAGCGAATCAAATTGGAGATGGGAAACCAATTGTAAAGAACTCGTACTCAAACTTCAATCTAATAACATTAGAACGAAGGCTTTTACTCAACAGCTAATCGTATTGGCTAAACAATTTGGAACATTAACTCATAAAAATTACACAAATCATGCTAAGGATTATATCAAACAGGGACTCTAATTCAGTTACAGTACAAGCTTTGGATAAAAATGCTCAAGAAATCCTATTAAGAGCATTCCCAAATGAATCACGAACTGATTATACTGGACACTCATGGCACTTCAAGGATGCCTATGTATATTACGAGAATCAAACAGTAACCATAGTTTCTTCAAAAGATTCTAAGGATAAATATCAAAAGAAGCTATTCGTTACTTCATTAGTTAACACAATAATCGAATTCAGATGAAAGTAAAACAATTCATAGGATTAATGATACTAACTTTATCCCCAATTCCTTGGGCTTGGTATCAAACTGAAATAAAACAACCCAGAGAGATGTATCAACAACAACTCCAAAAGGAAATCGAGTATATCCAATCGGAAAAAGAAAAAGCTATTCAAGAAGACATCGATAAAAGGCCTCTTGAACAAAAGATAAAGTATCAAAAGATTATTGAAGATTACACTCGTTTAATCGATCAACAATCCAATCGAATAGAAATTATCAAAGCTTCCAATAATCCTAGCGATATTAAGGATGGGTACTTAGAGTATTTGCAAAATGAAGTAAGATACCTTACTAGAATTAAGAAATTACTTGAAAAAGAATGGAGAGCTTTAGATAGAGGTACAATCTATGACATTGGAGAAGAAATAAAGATTCAACAAAAGCTAAGAGAGAGAAACAGATATAATTATGAACAAGGTAAATATCAACAATCAAACGTATGCCAAAAAGAAATAAAATGGTGAAATTCCTCCAAGAGGTAAAACCAATCATAGAAGACATCAAAATCATGGGTTATAAGAACTCAACAAAGAACCTAATAGGTAAAATGGAGATTTCTATTAAGGTTGAAAACAAGAATGATCTTTTAGATCTCCAGGTTGAACATCTTCCCAATGTAGATAAAGAACATTTCGAATACAAGGGCAATGATTTAGTCCTTATCACAATGTACTTCAATAATTATGATGAAAGGAATACTTGGTCACAACATTGGAAAGAATATCCCTCAATCGAATCATTCCTAACAGGGCAAGCCTAACAAGCTTGCCTTTTTAATTTAATAAAATAGTATGCAGTATTAAAAATAATATTTATATTTGTGTATTATTAATCGTATAAAAAATGTAATAACATGGAACCAAGAGAACTTATTTACAACGTTTACAAAAACATTGTCTCTATCAAAAATTCATTTGATGACACAAACCTTTGGTGCAACCCATATAAAACAATCCAGGGATTAACTCCTATGACTCCGGGATATGTTATTTCAATGGGATATACTCCTCACATTGATATAGAGGAATACCTTTCAGAAGAGTTCATAGAGAAGCTTAAGCTCTGCTTTCAGAAATATCAGAAAGATGCAATCATTTGGATGGTAAATCATTCAAGTATATCTCAAGTAATGGTATACGTATATCCTTTACCAAATTATCCTAAGCAATCAACAGTTCTATTATCAAATCAATAAAAACATTCATCATTATGGCAACAAAAGAAATCAAAAACTGGGAATGGATCAAATCATATTAATATCAAAGAAATTAACTACCATCACAATCAAATAATAATCATTATCCTTAACTATGAAAGGATTTACATTTCCCACCAACAAACACAATTTAAATCAAAGCTCATCATACTTCAAGGATAATAAAAGAATCCCTTACACTCATCCCAAAAAACACAAACAAAAAAGAAATCGAATAAATAAATCCCAGTTCTATGATATAAATAATTCAATAATTCCCCATAACCCAAAACAAGCACATAAAAAAGAAAAAAGGATTATCATAAGTCAAGGATAATCCATATCACATAATCAATGATAAAAAATCATCATAGAAATAATATATGAAAAGAATCCCTGATATTATCATAGAACCCAAAACCAAACAAACATAAAATGAAAATATATTCCTATCACAACATAAGGATCATTATCCTTATATAATAAGGATATACCCAAAACAAACACATAATATAAAGGAAATATCAATGATAATATAATCACATACGATAATCCTTATCTCAGATATAATCACCAAAAAAACAAACATAAAAATAAAAAATAACCCCCTAATCAATGATAAAAGGAATCCTATATATAATCTACATAAAATAAAAATAACATATAAAAAAGGAATATCAAATAAAGGTATATATAAAATATGAAATACATATCAAATATACTATCAAATAGAAGCTATATAATAAGAGTATAACACGGGGGCGAAATTAAGCTACCAGCACGAAGACTATCTCCCACTATCTAAACCATAGAGTTTTCAAGTTTTAAGGCCCTAAAATTTGCATACGTGTTGTGTACATTTTTTCGAAAAATTAGGTCTGGGATTTGAGGATTTAGGGCCTTTTTTACCCTAAACTGTCAACTTAGCTCACTTTTAGCACTTTTGACTTTTTTAACCCATTTTTTACAAACATATCCAAAACATATCCAAAACTGTACTTTTTTTCGAGCACAAGTTAAAAATAGCCGGCTTTAGAAAAAAATATCAAACTCTCAACTTCAAGATTTAGGATAAATTTTTAAGGGTAACATGGCATAAATTAAAATCACAATCGAAGCTAAAAACAATGTCTTTTATTTATTAATCTAGAACATAATAGAGGGTAATCTTTCTAGTTACTTAGAATTAAAGTAAAATTTACTAGAGGTATGTTAAATTAAATATTTAATCGAAAGTCTGGGATTATGATAAAATTCGATGATTATTATAAAATGATTGCCCTGAATTCGATGATTTTAATAAATTTGGTTCAAGGATTCGAAGATTTTTATTATAATCCCAGTCTAGGATTTATAAATCCTTGATCTGGGATAATGATTTTATTATAACCCTTATTATTATATATAATATAATATATAGGATTATGTTCTGTGATCTGGGATTATTATAATCCTTGATTCGATGTTATATTAATATGATATTATATGAGCTTTGTGTTTTCTTTTGTAGGATCTGTTTTTCATAGCTCTTATTATATTATTATATAATATAAGGGATATGATTATAATCCTTGATCTGTGATCTGATGATATTTTTATTATATTATTATATATATGATTATTATTAATTTTGAAAAGATGTTTGTTTTTGGGCTATATTGGAGCTATGTGTAATTTTATGAGCATTATATTATATAATATATTATATATAATAATATAAGGATTATCTGTGTTCAAGGATTTAAGGATTATTATTCGATGTACATCATATTCAAGGATATTTTTATTTTTCGATGTGTTTTTGGGCTAACCAAGAGGGTATGTGATTTTGCTCAAGGCTCTAAGAATAATATAATAAGGCCTTAGATCATTGTGTCCATTTAATTCGATGTAAGGATTCAAGGCCTTATTATATACCATTGATGGCCCTAAGTTTAAATAATCCTTCGAAGTGAGCCTTGAATCATATCCTAAATTTTATATGCGTATTATATTATATATAATATATAATGATTATATTTGCATTGTAATATTAATCATATAAAAAATTATTGCTCTATGAACACAACAGATCAGTTATTTAATAACACAATCCTATTCCAGGATACAGAGAACATCGAAGGAACAGTAAAAAATGTTTATCTGAGACAATTCTTTTATGAATCCTTAGGAATGGATGATCCTAGAGGTTATAATCTTTGGTCAAGGATTTTTAATCGCTTTTCTAAAGTTGATTCTAGTATGGTTCGAATTTTACCTAATGATCCTGAGAAATTAGTTTGGTTCTTAGAATTATCGATTACAGATAACAGAGACCAAATTATATCAGAGAATTATGATAAGGCATTATCCTTCTATAAGGAAACCTTAAATGAAATCTCGGATTACCTTGACCTATCTAATGCTTTTCAATATATAGGATTGGGTAATACGAAATTATATATCACATTCATAGCTGAAATTTAATGCTAGCCTGTTCGATACATCGAATACTAATTATCTTATGAAAATAAATCTTAATCATACTCAATAGGAATATTACTCTAATCAAATCTGTATAAGGTAGCTCGCTTGGGATAAGTAGGCTACCTTTTTTATTTGTGTTCTTTTATCTTTACTTCGTAAAACCTGCTAGCTAAGGCTTTAATTCTTTGAGCCCATCTTACTTTCAGGATATCATTATACGATATATTATATAAAACCTGCTAACCAAGCGCAAGGCCCTGTAAGCCCAAAAGGCCATAATAATCTCCATTGATGGCCCTGAGTCCAAAGATGGCCCTAAATAAAGGCCTTCAAAAACCAGCCAACTAAGGCCTTGATTTTTTAGGCAGGTAGGTAGGTAAGGGTGAAGGCATGGAGAAGGTGAGCAATGATTTTTTAATAAATAAAATCTATTTGTTTAATAGAAAAATTCAATAAAAATTTTTCTCAAAATATTTTTGTATTTAAAAAATCAGTTGTATATTTGCAATACAGAAAAACAACAAAATGTTTCACTTTTAAAATTAAAGAATCATGAATGCAAATGTAAATGAAAATGTGTTAGTAAATGAAGTAAACAACAATGTAGAAGAATCTGCAAAAGTTGAAAAAAAGAAAACACAAAAAACAACTGCAAAAAAGAGCACAAAAAAAGAAAGTGCAAAAGTAGAAAAAAAAGAAATAGAAAAACTTTCTTTTTCTAAATTACTCGAAACTTTGGACACAACGGGATTGCATACAAATTCAGGTCTAAAGAAAGAGAATTTATATAACTCTTCTATTTATGCGGATTGCTTAACTGATAAAGATAAAAAGTCTGTTAGACGCAAAATTCGTAATCTTTTGGACAATTTTATAGGAAGTATTATTCGTTCAGAAAAAAATAAAACAATTTGCGAAAATCATTGCAAACAATTCAAATTATTTTATGAGCAAGTTTATAGAATAAATGATTTTTCAGTAGAAAGTTTGGTATCTAATAATACAGATGAATTAAAAAAAGAGAATTTAAAGAAAATGCTTGAAATCGTAAAAAAGAATTTGAAATGAAAAAAGAAAAAATAAAAGAGTGCATAATATTTGCACTCTTATTCCTTATATATATTTGGTGTTGCTGCAATTCATAAATAATAAAGAGAGAGTATATTTTTGTCCCCTATAAAATATACTCTTTTTTTGCTTTAATGGGCAACCCTGTGCCTTTAAAACTGGATCAACTTTTTTCTGAAAACTCTATAAGGGATTTCTTGAAGAATCTTTGAATCCCAGGATCTTTGAAGAATATAATCCCTGTCCGTTTCTAATTGCCACAACTTTTTTCTGAAAACCCAATAAGGGAAATCCTTAAGATCTTCGAATAATATTCATATAACTTTTTTCTGAAAGGCTTATAAGGGATTTTTATTATCTCTACTTTTTTCATAATGGGATTCCTTTTATCCTTTTCATAAGATTAAGGGCTTTTATTATTACTCTAATGTTATATTTTTCATTGATTATCCTTTATTGGTATTCAAGATTTTTTATCCCTTATGCTTTATCACATTAGGATTTCCTTTTTTCATTTTTGTTTGTTGTTTGGGGACTCTTACAAGAAAGGCCTAAGATATTTTTATCCCAGGCCTAAGATTATTAATCACTAAGGATTTTTTAATCTACTGGGCTCTTTCCAACCTTTACTGGGTACCCAGTAAATGAAAAGTTATATCTACCAGTATTAACTACAGTGATATTTACACTTTCAAGAAATAATGTGTTTTCTACCCATGGGTATCCATTTTTCATACCGGTTGAACTACCGTATCCCTGAAAGTATGAAAATAAATCTTCTGATAAATTATAAATACATAATCCATAATTGCCTTCTATGGGCATAGCATATGTTACGATTACTACCAGATCGCCTTTATGGAAGCTTCCATTGATTTCATCTAAGGCTGATTGGATACTGTCTAAAGTGCAATTGACTTTTATGGAGAATGTGAATTTATCTGGAGCCATAACCATCTTTCTAGAGGTTTTATTAGTATCCAAGTTGGTACTAAAGATAGAACCTTTTCCTATTAATTCTTTGTATTTATCTCCAGATGAGATTCCTTCGATTCCCAATCTCAGGGCTTCAAAGGATGGCTGAGATCCTGGGTCTACTCCTTTATTTCTCAGAGCATCCCTTAAACTTGTTTTTGCTTCGTTGATGTGAGAAGTTAATGATTGGATCCTTTCTTTCAATGTAGGCATAATACATGTGATTAAATTAATAATGTATTTATAGTATAAATACATCCGATCACATCACACAAAAATAGGGAGGATAAAGAAGTTTTTGATTCTTTATGACTCCCTTTGTTAATCTTTAATTGTTATAGGAGATGAGTACATGATTGCCTTGGAAGGTTAATTTGGTTCCTCCGGATGCTGCTGTGGCTTTAGTTAAACGCATTATCCCTCCTCTCCATTCCACATTGTTAGCTGCTTTGATTAGTTGAGACCAATTTGTTCCTTGATTTAATTCTGAGATAGCCAGGAAGGATTTAGGAGATCCAGCACTAACCTGACTTGATACTACACACCAAACGATGACTTTGTTTACTAAATCCTCATTCATCCAATTTACAATGGATTGAATTGTACCTGGATTGAATTTTATCTGACCATTATAATAAACAGTGTACTGGGAAGTATTAAAATTACTGCCCTCCAAGTATGCTGAGTAAATTCCAGATGAAAATGATAATGATACTTCTGGCATTGGCGGGCATACTGGAACTTCGATATTATTAATCCCTTGAGTAATTTCATCCCAGGTTGGGCTTATTGGTACACTTACACCTTTATTGGATAATGCAGATCTCAGTGATGTTTTTGCATTACTAATTTGTAAAATTAGGGCTTCAATTCTTGATTTGAGTGACATATCTGTGATGTATTAAAGTTAATATTATAAGATAGTATCTTATAATATTAATCACCTAAGGCAATAATACAATGAGTTTAACAACTAGAATTCAGGATCAAAAAGATCACATTACACAAGTAAAAAAGGATTTATGTTCGAAAGTTGGGATTCCCAGTGAACCCTTACCAGGGTTTTCAGAGATCATAGGCTCTGTTCCTTCTCCCTCATTATCGAATATAATAAGATGGGATATCCCAGAAACTTACCAAGAGGGTAGTGTTACTTATAATTTCCAATCTTTTAGAAGGCCATGGATAAAGATTTGTGGACCAAATCAATTAATTGCTGAGATAAATTATACCTCAAGTAGAAATTATTTCACATTAGAGGCAATCTACAACCTAATAACTGGGAAAACAAAAACCAGAATCTCTCAACCTTCTCCCAGTATCGGAGGAGTGGCTGATCCAAAACCCTTCAGGTCATACCATAGTAAATATTATATGGAGATCTATGACCCTGATTCATTCGAAGTTCGGTTACATGTCTTGGATCATACCAAAGAAGTACCAGAAGTAGTACATAGAACAACTTACAGTAAGAACCGAGCTTTTTTAGGGTATGCAGATGGAGTATTGGATGCTGAAGGAAACTTTTGGTTTTGGGATTGTAAGTTAGTTAGTGGTAACATGGACCTTTATTATTGGAGTGGAAAACTTAATGAAAGTGGAGTTCCTACTTTCACAAACAATGGTACCAGATGGGAAAAAGTTTCTATAGCTACTTCTACTGGAGCATGGGATCCACACCTTTATGTAGATTTCGATGAGAATAAAGAGTTTCTTTATGTATTATCAGATCGATTTAATTATAAATGGGATTACAAAACTAACCAATTAATCTCGGATGGTTTTAGTACTGATTGGGTAGGTAAATCGGTTAATAAGTATTGGGTTGGGATATTAAGAAAAACAGATGAAACCAATAACAAAGATTATCACTACATGTTTTTTCAAGATCCCACTAGCTATGAAGTATACTTATTGGTATGGGATGAGAATAGCCAAAGGTATAGATGCTATGGCCCATTATACATAAATTATGTTGCTTCTAGTTCGGATATAATCCAGTTCGGATTTTTCAATTATAATGGTAATATTTACATTATGTATCAAGTTAAAGCAGAGACTAATACAGCAGATTATAGGTCTACGTTTATATTGAATAACATTGGCCAGATTGATAAAGTATTCCCAAAAGAGAAATACGCTGTAATATAATAAAAAAATCCCTATCTACTTTCTCAAGCAAATAGGGATAAAAACCTGACCCATAAATAAGAGTCCGCGATTACGTTTTTTTTTGATTACGCTGAAAAATCAATTCTCAATTTTAAAAACATTTACCAAAACCTATTCGTTTATAGTTTCCTTCTGTAGACTTTCCAATAACTCATTCAATTTCATAGAGTAGCCATCTAATTCTTCTGTAGAATATGAATTATTAGGGATTCCCTTTTTAAAGTTTTCTAGTGCACTCTGCAATTTAGAAGCAGTATTTCCTAAGCAATATTCTTTCCAAATTCTTTTAGATTCACTTCCATGAACCAATATTGTGAACTGGGTTCCTTTTAAATTTAAAGGAGTCAAGGATTTAATCTTTCGATCATATTTGGGATTTACTGATATCCCATTCGAAAGTAAGGCAGAATTTTTATTTACATCGATTACCTTACAGAGTTCACAATGTGATGGGCCTTTGATTAAAACTTCTTGATCTTTGGATAACAATTTGATATTTTTATCCTCTTTTTTAACAGATTTCTTTTTCATGTGATTAATTTTTGATTGTGATATTGTATAGTAAACACATAATTCTACAGGGTATGAGCAATACTAATAGCATTTTTCATATACAAAACATATCAAATATGAAGCAATATAAAGTTTTGGGAGTATGCAATGGTCAAGGCATAGGATTATTCCCATTTAAAGGTGACAAAAGATTCAAAATCTTAGGCAATTTAGAAGTTAGAGGAGTGTATTTTACTCCAAAAAATGAACAATGGATAGATAATTTCCCAGGTATACCTCTTTTCAGGGATTTAAAGCGATGTAAAAATTACCTTGAAGGTAAAAAAGTACACATAATTATCGGTAATCCTTCCTGTGGAGGACAATCTATCCTCAGAATCAGTAGAAAAAAGGATTTTAAATCTACCGAAGAGCAAAAGGCAGACCCTACAATGGTAAATTTTATCGAAAGTGTTCATCATTTTAAACCTCATGTATTTTTATTGGAAAATTTACCCAAATTGCTAGAAGTAATCCCAGAAAATCAATGGGAAAATGAAATATTCCCAGATTATAACCTGGTTTTTCACAACCATTCAGTTTCAGAATGGGGCAATTCTCAAATATCAAGGAACAGATTAGTAATAATAGGAGTAAAAAAGAGCTCTCTTTTATTCAAATTGGAGCAATTCCTTTTTGTTAAACAAATGAAAGCTCTTAGGACAACGCAAGATTTATTATTTAACCTCCCAAAGGATGGTAATATAATCGAGGATTTGGATAAAATCGTTTCAATGTTTCACCCAGATGATAAAAATAAAACCAAATTATCCCTGAAACAAGTACAAAGATTATGGACAAATGAGTTCAGGGATGAGTGGAAATGGCCTTGGGTTAATTCTAAAGGATCTAGAGGAACATTACCCGGTGTATATAGAAATAAACCGAATGGTTATCCAATGACCGCTAGGAAAGCGGATAGACAGTTTAAATGGAATGGTTTACCAATGTCTCCAAGAGAACTTGCAAGGATAATGGGAATCCCTGATAAATTTAAAATTCACATCGGAGAAGATAGGAAAAATTATTGGATAAACAAGGGAAGGTTAATCGTTACTCAGACCTTCCCTTATGAAATAGGATTATGGTTTAAAGAATGCCTATTAAACCGTTAACAACATTCTACCTCATGTTTCCAGAGTAAAAGAAGTTTCCAATAGTGGTCCAAATCAATATTTGGATTCCCTTTTGAAACCAAAGGTTCAATGTAATCAATAGCTTCGTTTAATTTGGAAGATAATATATTCTGAGATTTGATTACCTTGTCCATTAAAACTTTTTCTTCATCTTCACCTCTAGCAAGATTTAAATTTGCTAACTGAAGAAACATAAAAGATTTAGAAAGTTCATATACTTTTCTTCGAATGATAATGGATTCTTTTAATAATTTTTCCTCTTTCAATGATGATTTATCTTTTTTCATGATGTTGAAATTTTATGTTTGATGTGACATAGTAGTACTTAAATTTTCAAGGCAATATATTTTGGAACCTTCTATATGGATTATATTATATATTCTGGCCAATAGCCAATTGCTAATTGATAATTGGCCAATTGATAAATCCTAAATCCTAAATCCTAAATGGTTAATGGTTTAATGGTAAAACCTAAATGGTAATAAACAATAAACAAAAACTAAAATTGGAAACTCGGTTTACGAGAAATTTCTTTGTAACTTGTTGAATTCCAATTAATTAGATGCCCTAAAACTGGGAATTTGTATTTAACAATTCCGGGATTTTTTCCTACACAACTCGCTGATAATGAACGACTCCTGAGGTAGAAAATCAAAATCCTGGAGAATCCCAGAATTGTTAAATCCTGTTAAAATTAAAAATCACATAAAATTATCACAATCCTATGAAACACAGAGATGAAATTTTTTCATGGGTCATGGCAATCCTAATTTTATTTTCGATGATTGGGGTTTCCTGGGTGACCTATAAAATCACAAAACGAAAATTTAAAAAGGAATCATCGAATAATTTCGAAAACCAAAAAACAGACACAGTTTATATCCCAGAGATTTTTACAATCCCTGAACCTTTCGAAATTATTATGAATCCTTCAAAGGTTGAAATTTATCGAAAGGATACAACTTCAAAGTATAATGAATTTTCCCTGCGGGAAAAAGATTTGGTGTTGTTCACACCAAATCGATTAGACAGCTTGATTATTGATTTGAATTATTTGAAGAATCTTCCTATGAATCCAAAACTATTATCACTTGATTTGAATCAAAACCAGTTGAGCTTGGGATTATTGGATATTAATGGGATCACCTCTAGAATATCTTATCCATTAAACCTTCAGAATTATTCCTATAGGTGGAATGGAAATTCTTTAACAAGCAAAAAACAACCTAATTTTAAATTTTATCCAACCATTGGATATCAATATCGAATTTTAAATAATTTTCATGACATTGATCTCAAGTTAAATTTCAAGACTAAAGGATTTAATTACGAACTTGGGCTAAACGGATTTTACTACCCCAAATTCAAGAGTGATCCTGGATGGGATATCACAATCGGTTTAACCTACGAATTTTAAAAGAAGAAAAGGAAAATGGCGAAAAAGGAAATAGATACCTCTCATCTGAATGCCCAACAATTTAGAGAATTGGTTCAAGTACAAAAGGACGTCTTTTACTTCTCAACATTTGCTTATGTAGTTCACCCAGTAAGAGGTAAAACAAGGTTCCTTTTATACCCATACCAAAAATCAGTACTGTATTGCTTCCTAAAACATCGATTTAATATCATCTTAAAATTTAGGCAAGCTGGGATCACAGAATTGATTTCTCTTTATTGCTTATGGTTAACGATGTATCACCCAAACAAAAAGGTGAACATCATCTCCATCAAGGATTCTGTAGCAAAGAAGGTTTTAAAGAAAATCAAATACATGTACAAGAATCTCCCAGAGCACTTAAAAGTTCCTATCGTAAATGGTAGAATTGGTGAGCTAGGAACCGCCTCGATGATAGAATTTATCAATGGTTCTTTTATAGAATCCATCCCAACCTCAGAAGAAGCTGGACGTTCAGAATCTCTTTCTTTATTGGTAATCGATGAGGCTGCAATTGTAAGATGGGCTTCTACGATTTGGGCAGCAGCGGCCCCTGCAATTTCCACTGGCGGGAGTGCTATCTTAAATTCTTGTATTACTGGCAATACAAAAATCATTACTGATAAGGGTTTAATAAAAGTAAAAAACCTATGTCCAAAAACATTTGGGGCAGTAGATCTATCTTTTGTAAGTAATCTTCGAGTTTTAACCCATAAGGGTGAATGGAAACGAATTGTAGCTTCTGTAAATAAGGGTAAATTAGAGACTTGGAAAATTCAATCCGAGTATGGGACAATCTTAAAATGTACTCCAAATCATAAGCTTTACACCCTAAAAGGGTGGATGTCAGTAAAAGACATTATAGAAAATGATGAAAAGGTAATCTTATACAAAACTGGACTATCCGAATTGATAGATCCTCCAAAAATCATGTGGCCGGAAAAGGAGGAATGGAAATCAGTGAAAGGGTACCCAAATTATCAAGTATCTAATCGAGGGGAATTGAAATACCTTAGAGGTGGAAAGTGGCATAATAAAAATCTTAGGCCAAACAAGTTGGGGTATGTTCGAGTAACACTTCATAAAAATAACTCTTCTAGACACTTTAGGATGGCAGACTTGGTAATCTCCCACTTTACTAACTTAAAAGTGGGCAAGGATCAAGTTATAGATCACATAGATTGTGTACCCTATCATAACTGGGTAACAAATCTTCGAGTCATTTCTCGAAAAGAGAATACTAAAAGGGCAAACCTTTATTCTTATGGATTAAAGCTGGGTACCAGGGTAGGTAAAGGGTTTACTGATTTGGACTCTATTGCTACAGTCCTTAATGGGACTGAAACTGGAGAGCTAGAAAAACTGGGAACTTTAGAGTTTATTAAGAATAACCCAACAATATTCGGTTCAATGTCGATAGAGTCTTCCAGATCCTATATAGCTAAGGTTAAAAGAGGTGACAAGGGACATCAGGTAAAATTGTCTAAACTAAAAGTTTTACGGAAATTTAAGGCTACGATATATGATATCACTGTAGAAGATCACCATAGTTATATAACATATAACTTCAGTAAAACTCGGAAAGGCCCACAAGAAGAGTATAATTTTATCAATAAGAATACCCCCTATGGAATTTCTGGCTTCTATCACTCAAAATGGGTTGAAGCGATTACAGATTCTGATTCTCCTTTTCATCCTATCCGATTATATTGGAAAATGCACCCCGAGCGAGATCAGAAATGGTACGATACAATGTCCAAAGCTTTGGGCCCAAGAAGAACAGCTCAAGAGATTGATGGTGACTTCCTTTCTTCCGGTAGTACTGTATTTGACCTTACAGATATCAAGGCAATCGAAGACACTTTATCAGAGTATCCAGTAATCGAAACAAGATTCAATGGTCAGTTAAGAATCATGGATAAACCAAAACAGGATGTAAGATACTTTATTGGTGCTGACGTTGCTACAGGACGTTCTAATGACTACTCTGCTTTTACTTTGGGTGATTCTAATGGAGAAGAAGCTGCAGTATTTAAAGGTAGAATCCCAGTAGAGAAATATGCTAAAATCTTGGGTAACCTGGGAAAAGAATTCAATTGGGCAACAATTGCCCCTGAAACTAATGATATTGGTTTGGCAGTAACAACTCTACTTCAAACCGAAGGATATCCTCAATTGTATTATCATAAGAAGCTTCTCAAAAAGAAAGGAAAATCAAGGCCAGAAGTAGAACAATATCCTGGATGGATAACCACATCCAAGAACCGATCCCTAATCATCGACGGATTGGAAGAAGATATCAGAAAAGATAATATTACAATTAAGGACCCATTTTTTGTTCAAGAGGCTTATACCTTTATCTATGATTCAATAGGCAGGCCAGTAGCAATGGGTAAACACAACAGAAACAATCAAACCTCAGACATTGATATGGATGAGGAAACTTATTCGGATGATAGTATTTTTGGTAAAGCAATATACAATCATGTGAGGAAGAATTACAAACCTTCATTGATAATTCAACCTAAATAACAAAATATATGGTATTACAATCAATTGGGAATTGGTGGTTAAACTTAATTGGTGTTCGGAGGGATGATTCGAATGCCTATAAGGATAAACCAAAGTCTGACCCCAATCCAAGAACAACAGCCCCTATCCCACCAGGTAGGGTTTCTGTGTCTAATGATACTACTGATATGTTATCTGTATTAAAGGGAGAAGCTGACTTTGTTACTCCCTCTTTTCGTACAGAAATCATCCCACTTATCAGAAGTCTTTATAAAGTTAACCCAGATGTAGGTATAGCTGTTCAGGATATGTTTAAGTTGGGGAATACGAAACATTTTATCGAATTCCCACATAATACTCCGGAAGAAGCTTTAAAAATGAGGAAGCATCTCCAGGATGTTTCTAAAACCTGGTCTAATTATACAGCTGGTATCTTTGGCTTAGTAAACAAGATGTTTGTTCAAATGCTTGTTTCTGGTGCCATGAGTATGGAAGCAGTACCAAAAAAAGACCTATCTGGGATTGAAAGCATTATCTTCATTAAACCAGAGGACATTGTATTCCAAAGAGATTCAAATGGTAAATATCGACCCTACCAATTGAACAAAACTTGGAATCATGGTAAATCAGAAAGGTTAATTGAACTTAACCTAAATACCTACATCTACCTTTCAATGTTCAATGATACTGATGAACCTTATGGGATTCCAACTTTCATGGCTGCATTGGATTCATTAAAGACCCAATCAGATATGAAAATTAATACCAAGCATATTATGGAATTGGTTGGTATGATGGGATTCTTAGAAGCTAAAATGGCAAAGCCAGATATATTACCAAATGAAAATCCTAAAGCCTACGAAGCCCGATTAAATCGAATGCTTCGGGAGTTAAAGGTTAACACAAGGGAAGGATTAAAAGATGGTACTGTAGCTGGTTTTATCGATGATCATGAATTCAAGTTAAATTCCACTACCAAGGATATGAGTAACTTGGATAAACCTTGGAACATGAATCAGCAATCAGTGGCTAATGGTTTGGGTATCTCGGGCTCTATTATCGGAGTATCCAATGATAACAAAACAGAAGGTGGAACAAGTATCATGTTCTCCAAAATGATCTCTCAGCTTGCGAATTTACAGGAATTTGCAGTTTATGCTCTTGAATTTATCTATTCACTAGAATTGAGATTAGCTGGACTCCCAAATAAGGGATGTAAGGTTAAGTTCTTTACTTCCACGATTAATGATGAAGTCAAAATTCAACAGGGTAAAGAGTATAAGATTCGCAATCTTAATTCTCTATATGCAGCTGGTATCATTAGCCAAGATCAATATGCCTTCGAAATGGGTTATGAAAAACCCAATGAAAAGGAACCCAGAGTTCCATTAAACAAATTAGAAGATGGTGATGATGGGGCTAAAAAACAGAAAAGGGAAGCTGACAAGGATAAATCCGATAGATCACAAAGGGATAAGTCCAAAACAGTTCCCAAACGAAAAGATGGTGACACTAAAGAAAGGTAAATATTATGGGACAATTTAAAAAAGGAAAACAGGATACCATAGTAATTGGAGAAGGCCATTCTCTAATGCTTGGGCATATGCCAAACTCGATTCCTTCAGATGCCTATTCGGAATTAAACTTTGGCTTAAACAAGTCTGGGATAGAGAGTTATGGTTTTTGGAGTAATTCCATTAATTATAACACATTTTATCCGGGAGTAACCCAAGAGGAATTTATGCCTAAGGATACTGATTTCATTGAACCAGTTTATCGATTGCTTTCCGAGGTAATCGTAAACAAAGAATGGAACCCAGTAGACTTCAGTCGTAATGGAGCATTAAAAGCTTCATTAAAAATGTTGGTAGGGCAAACAGTTAACTGTGATCATTCAACTGATGTAGCAAATGCAATTGGTAGTGTAAAACAAACTTTCTGGCAAGAATCCTTTAAACAGGATGGCATCGTAATCCCTGCAGGAATTAACGGGGTATTAAAAATCGATGCTAAGGCAAATCCCAGACTTGCTAGAGGGATATTAATGGACCCACCCAGCATTCATTCCAATTCAGTATCTGTAAGATTCATTTGGGATAAATCACATCCGAACTTGGATGAAGATGAATTTTGGAGTAAACTGGGTACATACGATGAAAAGGGTAATCTGATTTGTAGGGTAGTAAAGGAAATCGTATCATATTACGAAACTTCTTTGGTATCTCACGGTGCTGACCCATTTGCCCAGAAAATCGATGAAAATGGGAATATCAATGATCCGAAATTTGCTTCGAAACAAAGTTACTCGGCAAACCGAGGTAATGATATCGAATATTATTTCATGGATTATAAAAAACTCATAGATACCGAGAGTATTAACAATACTACGGTATTTAATATGAAATCCGATAAATCATCTGATCATTCAAACAACAAAAATTCTATCAATATGAAAGAAAAGGAATTGCTTGCCCTCTTAGTAGGTACAGGTATGTTAACACTTGCCGAGGGCAAGGAAGTTAACCTTGACAACATTAAAGAGGCAGTTACTTCATTGGTAGCTTTGAAAAATTCTTTAGAAACTCAGGTAGAGGAATTGAATAATTCCAAAACTGGTTTGGAATCCAAGGTTACTGAGTTAACTGCTAAGGTAACTGAATTGGAAAAAGCAGCTCAGGTTAACAGAGTAATGGCAGAACTGGGAGCCAATTATTTGAAGAGCTTGCAGGAAAGCACAGTAGAAACCTACAAAAAGATCTATGGTGAAAAGGCTGATGAAGCAATTGTAACCTTGATCACTGGGACTTCCGATGTTGCTCAGTTAACTGCATTAAAGAAAACTTATGATGCAGAACTGGAAAAACAGTTCCCTTTAACTTGTTCTGCATGTGGCTCTCACGATGTAACTAGAGCTTCTTCTCAGGCTGAGGATGAAGAAGGTACTACCTCTACAGACAAACCCAAATCTCTCCAGGATATTGCTCGCAACATAGCAAGCAACAAAAACAAAGGGTCAATCATTTTTAAATAATCTCTAAAAGTCAATCAATATGGCAGACTTCACTAAATTCGGAGGAACTACTCCTCGAGTGGTGATTTACAAAAGTGAATCCCACAAATTACACCAGGCATTCCCTGTGAAAGATTCCGTAAAGATTTATGCGGGTAATCCTGTAGCAATTACCACTGATGGTAAAATCGAATTGCTGACAAATGCTAACGAAGCTAACTACTTGGGAATCGCAGTTACTGATAACACTAACCCAGCTTACAAAGAATCAGCAAATGCAGGTCCCGTGGAAGTAACAGTTGCTGTTCAGGGTTTCATGATTATCAATGCAATCTCAGAAGCCGCTTTAAATGCGGGTCCAGTAGAAATTGGTACTGGCATGGATGATACTAACCATTTCACTAAGTTCAAAACTTTCACTCAGGCTGGTGCTGATGCTGCAACTCGTCCCGTGAATTTTATCTCCCTGACAAAAGCTTCAGCAAAAGATGAGCTGATTCAGGTATTATGTAAATAACAAAAAGAACAGAAAGATATGTCTGAAACAAAGAAGAATTTAACAAAAGAAAACTTGCTCAAGGAATTGCCAGAAATGGGAAAAAACCTTGATGCAATCAGAAAAGGTACGAATACCGAATTATCTGCCGATATCTCTATGGCAGAAGTAGTAAACGAACGATATGGGATTTCAATGGATCAGTATCTCTCTACTTTGGGTATCGATACAAGAAAAGATACATTGCAGAACCTTTTCACAATGCCAGATCAGTCAGTTCGTTGGGTAGTTCCCGAAATTATCCGTGCTGCCATCACATTGGGTCTTCGTCAGGCTCCATTTTATCCGAACATCATCGCTGGTGATCAACCGGTAAACGGTTTGCAGGTAACTATGCCGTACATCAACATGTCTGATGCTGCTCCTGCAAGAGTAAACGAAGCTGAAACAATTCCGTTGGGAACCATCTCTTACGGACAGAAACAAGTTTCTATCTTCAAAATCGGTAAGGGTATCAAAATTACTGATGAAGTTAAAAACTACGTTTCTCTGGATGTGATGGGAATCTTCCTTCGTGATTTTGGTATTCAGTTGGGCTATGCAATGGATAACCTTGCAATTGACACGGGTATCAATGGTGACAAAATCGATGGCTCAGAATCCGCTCCAGTTATCGGCGTGGGTACAACTTCAGAAGGTATCCAATATCGTGATTTGCTTCGTATTTGGATTCGTGGTTCTCGTATGGGCCGTAACTTCACATCAATGATTGGTGGAGAAGACGAAGCATTGGATATCCTTGATTTGCCCGAATTCAAGGTAAGATCTAACGGTACTACAGAAGCTACTCTGAATCTTCATACTCCGGTACCTAACCGTGCAGACTTCTGGATTCATGGAGGTATTCCTGCAAATCAGTTGATGCTTATCGATAAAGCTGCGGGTATGATTAAGCTTACTGCTCAGCCTCTGATGTTGGAATCCGAAAGAATCGTTTCTAATCAGACTGAAGCTATGTATGCTTCTCTCACTACTGGCTTCTCAAAGATGTACAGAGATGCAATCGTTATGTTGGATTCCAGCAAGGCATTCTCTTCCAATGGATTCCCAGATTATATGAATCTGGATCCTCTGATGTCAGTAAATCTGGAGTAATTTCCTTTTTCTTCGGTCTTTTTCTATTTCATCCCAGCTCATACATTTTCATGAGCTGGGATTTATCACATAACAACATATAAAATAATTTAAGATATGAAGTATTTGAAATTAGGCGAAAACGCAACCTCATTTTATGATATGGGGACGGGCCTTAAAATTTCCGGTAAAGATGTAGTTGCTGTAAATGATGCCTACATTAATCAAGGTAAAAGAACAAGAAGAGCTCTTCAGGGTGGTCATTTGATTTATGCAACCAAAGAAGAGTATGAAGAAGCTAACGGTGTAAAGGCAGAATCCGAAAACAACACCGTAGAAAGCCTTTCGAAGAAATTCTATAATCTCTACCAGTCTGGGAAATCAACAAAGGAATTAGCTGATGCTTTCAATAAAGCTCAGTTGGTGAAGATTGCTGAAGCTGCAGAATTGGAAGTAGAAGAAGCAGATACAAAATCCAGTTTGGTAGAAGCCATCATCGAACAGATTGAATCCACCGATGATGAAACTGATGAAGAGTAAACCTCTCAACATACTCAATATAAATTCATAATGGGGCGAATGCCCTAAAAGTCCTAAAAATATGGTAACAAATTTTTCATTCCAAAAAAACGGGTTATCAGTATCTTTTAGAGACCTTTCAACCGGAGTCCCAGATGGTAGTACATATCACTGGGACTTTGGCGATTTTAAAGGGTCCGAAGAGAGAAATATTACCCATGAATATGAAAGCTCTGGGTTTTACATAGTGACCCTTAAAATCACAGCTCCTGCAGTTGGAGAAGAAGAACCTCAAGTAGGTGAAAAACAATTAAGGTTAGGAATCAGTGATATGTCCAAAACACAACTCTCGGATTCAATATATAACCTTATTAATTCCTATATCCCAGAAAGTTTACTTCCTTACCTTTCGGATATCGACAAACAAGCCTATATCGAAAAATGGCAATTATATATCCAACCACTTGTCTGTCGACCCTGTGGAAAAGAAATCCCATTAGAAGAATATAATAATGAGCTTGCTTATGAAGCTCTAGAAAACCAATTAATAATGGAGTTATCCGCATATGACTTCCTTACAGTGGGAATCATCAATATGATGAGATCAGCTACGGATATAATCCAAAACGAAACAAACAGCTCAACACAAAAGCCTGGAGAAGGAGAAGGTGGAGAAGCTAATGCAAACCAAAGAGTAAAGGCAATCACAACAGGCCCAACAGAAGTTCAATTCTACGAAGGATTATCTGGAGACTCAGCTTCATCTTTGGCTAAAACAATTACAGGAGCATTACAACCTGGTGGAGTAATTGATACATTAAAGGCTAATCTATGTATGCTTGCGGGAAGGCTATGTATTTATCTCCCAATCTGTACTCAACCTAGAACAGTTAAAGTTCCTAAGGTTGTTAATCGAAGAAAACCTGGACCAATCGGAGGTCCCAATCCAATCAGTATATTAAATCCTTCAAACATTTAAAGCTATGAGTGTATTTATTGGATATCCCAGTTTCATGGCATATCAAATGATGAAAGGTAAAAAAGGTAATAATGATGGGTTTCCATCTATTCCCGGTATGATAGCTCGGTATTCAGGAGCAGGTCTTACCAATGAAGATATGTCTACTAATCCTGTATGGAAAGACCTTATGGGTAATGGATATGATTTACAGATGAAGAACTTTGGTTGGGCAGGTATGTCTGGAGTGAATGGATATGTTGAGAATTTTAATCAATGGTTTGTAGGTTTTGATGAATCTAATAAAACTGTTAGCGATTCTTCTATGAAATTAGTTTTGTTAGAAAGTGATAGTCAAAAGGTTATTTATGATCGACATAGTCATCAGATTGGATATACTTATAATTTTTATATCAAAGTAACAGGTATTGAAGGTAGAACGTTGAATGTAAATGCTGGTACTTTGGGAGGTACAATTATGTCAATTACCGAAGATGGTATCTATTCTATAAATGCTACTGTATCTGATAGCTGGGGTAATAATATGTTGTATTTAATATTCCCTCCCTCTTCTTCAAATAACACTGTCACCATCGAGCAACTACCTCTCTACCCAGGCGCAATTGTCTTTGACAGAGTAGACGATTACGGTGTTTGTGAGAATTTTCCTATTTTGACTAAGGAAAAGGGATATACGGTTGTAGCGTTGAGACAGTATCTTGTAGATAAATCAACAGCTTATTTGACTGCTAACGGTGATAGTATATCAAATACTTCTTTCATATTAGAAGGTAATCATTACCGCGATACTTGGAATTTTGGTAAGGTAACTCCAATACAAGCTTCTCGAATATTAGCAACACAAACTTCTAAACAATATAATGGTGTAAAACTAAATATTGGAACAAATACAGAAGGTAGTAATTTATTACAAGTTGGTAAATGGCGCAGAAGTTATAGTAATGTCGCTATTTGGGAACTTGTATTTCTCGATCATGATGCCACCGAAGAAGAACTGACCAAGATCAAAGACTACTTCGTCAAAACCTATCCCTGGCTCTTCCCCGACCAGGCATGGACAGTAACCGGCAAAACCAACGAGGACGAAGATCGTGCTACCATAGCTAACATTACGGGCAATGGTAATAATCTTGTGCTGTCTAATTTTGGGTTTGCAGAAGGGAGTGGCTACAATGAACAAGGGGAATATGCTGGCTATCTGGTTACTGATGGGGTGGATGATATAGCATCTTCTAATACTATCATTTACGAAGCAGATTTCACATTTATAGGTGAATGGAAATTCATTCAAAAGGATGATACTGTGGCTGGTATCAATAGTTCGTCTCATTTATATATACAAAATAGATACAATAGAGGTGCTACTGTAATGATAAATTCAACTTTTGAAAACAAGAAAAATATCACTGACTATATGACATTTAAAGCTATAACGTCTAAAGGTAAGGCTTATGATGAAAATTGGAATGAAGTTGATTTATTATATGGTGATGGAAATAAAGGACCATCTGGAGTAAATATCGGAGGACAAGGAGGTACGGAGTTTTGTCATATGATTTTTAAAAATATGGCTTTGTATATGAATAAGGTATTTTCCAAAGACGACTGTATCAAAGCCTACAACTACCTCCAAACCCTAAAAGCAAAGTAACATTAAAAATTAATTGGATATGAAATACGCAATTGTAAACATCGTATGGGCAAAGTCCCACGGAATAGAAGTCCTACCGGAAATGAGGACAAGTGTAGATCAGAGCAAGGTAATCTTGCATGAGGAATACCTTGTACCCTTCGATGATGAAGATTTTCCTCGCTATAGTTTTAGCGATCCGTCTTTTGTCGAACTACTGAATAGTGAAGAATGGACTTATCCAGAAGGAGAACAACCAGTAATCAATATGCAGTTCAGCAGATTGCTTGCATTGGATGCTTTAGACTTGGAAGCAAATTCAAAGATTAGCACTTACAACTTAACTCCTTCAGAGGCATTGCGAGTAAAAGAAAGACACCCCAAATGGAAAATAGGTATAGACGTTGTTAAAGGACACAGATACCAATATGGGGGGGATCTTTGGGAAGTATTGCAAGGTCACAAAACACAGGAAAATTGGAAACCCTCTTTGGAAACAGCTTCTCTTTGGAAACGGGTTGATGAAGAACATGCAGGGACAAAGGATGATCCTATTCCTTATGCACCCCCAATGGAAATATTCAAGGATAAGTATTATACCCAATCCAAGGTATTATATAAATGTATAAGAGACAGTGGTCAACCATTATCTCATAATCTGTCTGATTTAGTAGGAAACTACGTAGAGAAAGCTTAATCCTAATCTATGGCATTCTTAGTTAACGATTCGATATGGAAAAAATATAAACATATCGTACAAAACTTCATTGACCAAGATGCGGGGTTACAAGAAGTGATTTGGTTAAAACATATTCAATATCCTTTACCATTTGGTGAAGATGATGATGAAAATAATTATGAAAGAATCCCTCTCCAAGCTCTAATCAATTACAATGCTTTCCGAACATGGCCTTTAAATGTAGGTACACCTTCTGGTGAATTGGATGAGATTAACTGTGCTATGTTAGTCTCACAAAAACAGCTTGTAGAAAAAGGGTTCACCAATAATAAAGGATATTGGACATTTGATGCTGCATTAGATAGATTCATCATTAATGGTGAATTATACATCTCAAAAGGTGATACTCAAGTAGCCCAGGCAAAAGATGAACCGATAGTATTTCAAGTATTACTCAGAAGACAAGAAGATGGCACAGATACAACGAATTAAAACTGGTGATACAAATTGGGGAGATGAAGCAACCAAGCTAAACACCAATTTCAACCAGTTAAATCAAAATAAGGTAGAGGCAGTCCCAGGTTCAAGGTTAATCACCGAAGAGGAAGCTCAGAAGTTAAATGATTTACAGAACTTGGAACAACCGAATTTAAACGAAACTGATCCAAGTAGTTTTGCTTATGTAAAGGGCCAAGAAAAAATCCAATTGATTATGAAGGCCCAAGAATTACAGAACCCCCCTACTTCATCCACATTAACCTACCAAGTAAACGGTGAAACTTTCAGTTATAAAATTGGTCAATTTGTAAGGGCAATCGTAGATGGAGAGCCCAAGATTTATCAATTATATAACATTGTAAACGGTTCTGCTGTATGGAAAGAAACAAACACCGGTTCTGGTGGTGGGGGTGAAGTTTCTGGATATGCCGAAGGATTCAGTTGGTACGAATTAACCAATCCAGGAGATATTAAGCCAGTAAATGGGATTACCCTAAGTAAATCCTTAGTAACATATACTGTTACAGAAAGTGGGATTACTGGTGATACTACAAACATCTACAGCTTAATTGTTTGGGACCCAACTGATGCTACAGATAAAACAGTAACTTACAAAGCTAGTGCTGGATTAACAGTAGAAATCAATGAGGGAGTAATTGCTAATATTACAGCAGAACCTGGTGATTATACGATTACAATTACTACAGTAGATGGGTCTCATACTGCAACATTAAATGTAAAGATTCAACCTTTAGAGCCTGCTAATGTTCCTGTTGAATCCATATCTGTCAGTAAATCAGAGGTAGAGATAGATACAAATAATAGGGGGGGGGATTGATGTATCACAGTACATTACAGTTTTTCCTGACAATGCTACGGATAAATCAGTAACCTATGAGATATCAAGTTCTGATTCGGAGTATGCAACAGTTTCATCTAGTGGCATAGTAACAGCTAAATCAATAAACGGGCCATTCACAGTAAAGGTAAAATCGGTTAGTAATCCAGAAGTTGTAGCTACAATTAATATGGAAGCATATACAACGTTAACCGGTATATCGAAGTTAAGTAACATGGTAATAGAGGGTCAAAATCAATCGGCTACCTTTAGAATATCGAAAATACCAACTTATGCAAATCGATATGACCCTTTCACTGTTCAATCTTTAAACCCAGACATAGCTTCAGTAAGAGCTTCTGGAGCTGATACTTATACTGTAACCAGTGTAGGATTGGGTACTACCCAGATATTGGTTACTAATGGGCCCATAAGTGAGCAATTCGATGTAACTGTACAAAGGGCAAACATTGCAGTAAAAAAAATAACATTATCAGAACAGAATAAATCAATGCTAGCTGATGATGAGTTTACACTAACTGCAACAGTGAAACCTACCGATGCTACAGAAGAAATTGATTGGAGTGTTACTCCATCCGATCTCTTGGCAGTATCCTACCCAAACAATAAAACTGCAAATATCACTGCCTTATTAAAGGTAGGGACTGCAATTGTATCTGCTGCAAACAAAGACAGAAGTTCAGTAGCAACATGTACCATTCAATGTAGTGGAGGTATCTCAGTGGTATCACTTGATTTCCAATCAGTACAAGGTTCCCATAATCTCTGTGTAGTTTCTATCCTTAAGTATCCTAACAAAACAGCAAGGGAAAATTCTAGGGATGAGTATGGGGACTTTACTTCAACCCCTCAATCTACTTGGATAATTCAAAATTCTACAGAGTCTACAGTTATGTCAATAACCATATCTGGAGAAGAATGCCTTGGAATTAATCAGGTAGCTAATAATGCTATTTGGAGAATCGATGGAGTTTTTCAATCAGGTAGGACTGGTACTATGGATTGTGATAATGAACTTCATAATATACAATTTAATGGAGGATAAAAAATATGAGTATAATAACAAAAGGTGCAAATGGTAGGCTTATCCGGGGATGGACTAAGGAACAAGCCGACCAAGAAATAGAAAAAGGTGTATTATCCCAAAGTGATGTGATCTTTTTGGATAGTACCAATCAAATCTATGCTTTCAAAAAATTTTGGGGAGGCTCAGGAGGTACCCCGGGAGGAGGTGAAAATAAATTCCTGGATGTTACAGCTATATTTGACCTTGGGGGCCAACAAGGAGGTAACCTTTCCGATGAAAATGTAGCTGCTGTTAGAAAGGCTTTTCAGGATCATGTTTCCACTGGGTTTATTTCTATTGATACGGTAGTGGGAACTGGGTATGTACCCATGGAGATCATTAAATTTCCAGAGTCAGCTGTTAGTGGTCACGAAACTTACCTTATAGTAATATCAATTCTCACTGTAGAGGGGAGTTCCCAGGCTCAACATCAAATATCAGGATACGCTGATAATATACTTGCTATTGTTTGTGATGCTACTTCTAAGTTGTATGAAGTTACTACTGGAGCAATGGCATTTAAAATCGATGGTAACGGTAATAAGTATTTAGCTGATGATGGAGTTTATCATGAGATCAATGTTGATACAACTGAGATCACAAATAAACTTAATACATTAACTTCTGATGTTAACACATTAAAAACCGATGTAACCAATTTAAAATCCGAGGTTAACGGTGCATCGGCTGCCTTAACAGAATTGGAAGAAGCTTCGAAATAAATCATCTTCGATAAGGGTAACCCAGTAGTAGGTAACGTTACATTAATGTAATATTACAATACTACTGGGTTTTATTATGTAAACATACTTATTCTAAGGATTATGGCTAGAAAACAACGTAGTTCCATTAGTGTTTACATGCCTCCCATTCCTAAAATCGAAATCCGAAATAAGGGGAACTGGGTAAAGGTAGAGAATGGATTAACACATCTTCAGCCTGCTATTCAACATGGCTATGATATTGGGGTTGCCAAGTTTTCAGATAAACTCATTAGAATAATCCGAAAGGCAATCCATACACATAAACCCCCAGCAGGTTCTGGAGTTCAATGGGCTCCATTAAAAAGGAATCATGATGGTGGGATATATTACCTTAAAGGTGATTATTATAAAGCTGTTGGGGTTTATAAATATCGAAACAGAATCCTGGTTGGTATGCCTTCTGGAACAAAACATTACAGTGGATTAACTTTAAACCAGCTTGCTATCATATTGGAATATGGGAACGAAAATATCCCTGCCAGGCCTTTATGGAGACCATCACTTAAAAGTGCAGGGGGTCCTAAAGAACTTCGAAATATCCTAATGAAGGAAATCCGAAGATCCATTATGACAAGGACTGGGTTAAAGGCAAATCAAATCCGAGGCTTATGGTAACATCACAAGAAATCATTGAGAGGTCATTTTATATGGCTCTTATGGAAAACACTTTAAGATTAGGGTTAACAGTAGACCCTAATCTCTATGAGAAAACGAAAGAGAGCATGGCTCTTTACCAACAAGCTGTAGAAGAAGTAAAAAAGAACAAAAGCAAATTCATTCAAATCTTTGGTGTAGGCAATAGCCAATCCAAAGGTATGAAAGAAAGCTTTCCCAGAATCGTAGTAGAATCCGAAGGATTCGCTCCCGGAGGTATAGGTTTAAATCGATTTCACAGAGAGAAACAAGGAAATAAAGGCTATGTGGTTAGTGAAACTCCTTTCGAGGCAATTGACCAATATATAAATGTAAGGTTAGTTTCCAAAAACTCAGAAGATCAACGATTACTAAACCTTATCATGAATTCTTCAATTCCTCAGAGAGGTTATTTAAAACCCTATATCTATGAGAGGGCTCCATTCGATGGGAACATTTTTGTAATTGCTTCTAATTTCTATGATAATTCGAATGATGAAAGAGGGATCATAGAAAAGGTATATACTTGGGAAATCCAAGATACTTTACTTCAGCCACCAGTTGAAGTTGGTAGTGAAACACCGATTAATGAAATTAACGTTGATATCCTTAATAAGGATACAGAACAACCACTTAAGGATAACATACACATTCCATAGTCGAAACTCAGATTAGGAGGAAGGAGGTGATGAATCATTTCATTTCTCCTTCCTTTTTTTGTTTATATCGAAACATTCTTTAATCTCTAATTATTAACAATATGCCTACAAGTCCTAAAGTTGACTTCACAGTCATTAACAACAATGTTGCAAGCATCACTCCAAACAATGGTATTGGATTTGTCCTTGCAAGAACAACTAAGGGCCCTTTCTTTGATGCTTCAAAGATAATCAAGAGCCCAGCTCAATTTGCAGAGGTATTTGGTTCTGAGGTAGTTCCCGATGGTTCCATTTCAAACATTTCTCGTGCATTAAGCATGGGGGGACAACTTCGAATCTGTCGTATTGGTCACTTAAACTCGGGTAAAGTAGATGCAGTAAAGGGTACAGTGCTTGCTGGTAAGGTTTCTGGCAATGCCTATGTTTCGGATACTGGCGAAACATTGAACCTGGAATTAACAGGATTCGATTCAAAGGTTATCACTATCCAGCTCAAACTTGAAACAAAAGAATATGGAGGCGATATCCAAAGTACTAACGGTAAATTTATGGTTGTGTTTACACAAGTAGGAAATCGAGTAATTTCTAGCTTGTATAATACGAATGCTAAAGATAATCTTACTTCTGCATTCCTGGTAAATACTAATCCAGTACTTTCCTACAAGAATGGTGATGGTACTCATCCAATCTTTATCGATACAGCTCTTTTCAAGAACTTCTTAACCTCAGACCCATATTTCGATGTAACAATCACAAAAGTATTAGTGGGCTCTGATACTTCCCAGGATTACTCAACAGTCCAGGATGTGATCAATCTTTTGAATGATGCTCAGAAGGTAAACAACACTACTCTTGCTATCAAGAGTACTAATACTGCTCCAATAACATTGGGTGCTGATAAACCATTGTATTACCTTGGTACAGTAGGTAATGCGGGTACTACTCCAGTGGCTACAGACTGGGTTCAGGGATTCGAAGTTATGAAGGATTACTCAGACTTCTATATGTTCTTCGCTTCTCACATCCATCAGCATTTATCAGAAGCTCAAGCGGTACACCAGGCTGGGTATTCTGCTGCTGATTTAACCAAGAATGCCACTTATGCCATCGAAATCCCAAAAGTAAACACAACCAAGGCTACGATCTTAAAGGCAAAACAGGATATAGGGATCAACTCTGAACATGTTGCCTATTTCGCTGGAGGTCTGAGATTGTATAACCAGGATGGTATGCTTATGGATTCCGATGTATTGGGTACTGTATTTGGTTTGTCTGCTCAAGCTGCTACAGAATGGGGACCCTGGTATTCATTTGCAGGTCAGAATCGAGGAATCGTTGGTGATGGTAATGGGCCAGTAGCTGAAAACTTTGGTAGCCCTGGAAGATATGATGATCTCAATGAATTGGCTGCTGAAAGTATCAACATCTTTGTTATCAAGGAAGTTGCTTCTGGGGGTAAAGCTACATTGTTATGGCATAACTTCACTTCCACGATGCTTTCAAATTCTGAAAGATTCCTGAATGTAGAAAGATTGATTTACTACATCAAGAAAGTTTTGAGACCCATTATGGAACGTTATTTGGAAGAACCCAATAACTTCGAAACTTGGAGTAAGATGTATTTGGAAGTAGACCCTTATTTCCAGGATCTTCAGAATCGAAATGGAGTTCATTCATATGAATGGCAAGGTGATCAATTCGCAACCTCTTTTGATGATTTGCAGGTTAACAACGAAAAGGATGTACGCCAGGGTAAGTATAAAGCCAACCTGGTTATCAAAGAAGTTGTTGCTTTGCAAGAGATTAACATTGGAATTGTGCTGGATGCTTCTTCTGGTGCAATTAATATCGAACAAGCTTAAATCAAAAAGATATGGCAAAAGTTTCTAATCCCAGAAAAAAGTTTCTTTGGCAAATTACATTCGTAAAACATCCATTGAATCCGTACCTGTTTCAGAATGTTACACTTCCTGAAATCTCCATTGACCAGACAGAACATGGGGATATCAATTACAGTGTTAAAACAGGAGGTAGAGTACAAGTAGGTAATCTTACTTGCCAGAAATTGGAATCTACTTCAGGTTCAGATGTATGGATGTGGAATTGGCTTATGTCCGTCCAGGATTTGTTAGTAGGTGGAGGTCTTACACCAGATCAGTATAAGGAATCAGTTAAGATTGATGAATTAGCTGAAGACGGTAGCTCAGTACTTAACTCTTGGATTTGTACTGGAGTTTGGCCTTGCCGGGTAAATGGTCAAAATCTGGACCGTATGAGTTCGGATAACACATTGGAAGATTTGGAATTTTCAGTTGATCAAATCGAGAAAATTTAAAGTGTAGAAAACTGAATAGAGAACGAGGGGTTGTGAAATCCCTCGTTTTTTCATAGTAACAACATATAAAAACAGAAAAAGATGGAAACATTAGTAAACAGCAATGCTATGAAGGTAAACCTTCCCGATATGAATTCTTATGTTTATATCCGAGAACAGAATGGTGAGGATGATGATATTTTATCGAATCCCATAAAATCAGAAACACTCTCCAATTTTTCTGAGTTCATCTCAAGGATTGTAGTAGATACCAATCTTACTCCAAACAGAAAGCTTACAGAACAACAGGCACATGAATTACCCTGTAACATTAGATATGCCATATTACTGGCCTCTAGAATCTTTTCATTGGGTCAAGTAATGGAATTCGAATATACCTGGCCAAATGGGGATAAGATTCGGTATGAGCAGGACCTTAAAGAACTTCTCTTCAATGATTATCATCAATCTCCAACCGAAGAAGAATTAAATGCAAAGCCTTTCGCAGTTCCATATTACCCTTATGGGAACACAAAGAATTTCACAATCACACTCCAAAGTGGAAAGGAAGTTTCATATTCCCTGTTAACTGGTAAAGGTGAATCAATGATGATGAACACTCCAGTTAAAACAAAGAACCTGGAATTAAAAGCCAGGAACCTTAAACTAAAGGTAGAGGACAAATGGGAAACCGTTCAAAGCTTTGCATTATTTTCACCCAGGGATATGGCAGAGATCAGAAAATCAGTTGCTGAGAATGATCCATATTATACTGGGCTTATTGAATTGGAACATCCAACAAAAGGATACAAAGCTGGATTCTCTATTATGGGTACTCCTGATTTTTTTTATATTGCGGGATATTAGAGGATGAATTAGCTTACATCAACAGAGCTAAAATCCAAATAGATTATCTCACCCTATACAAACTCCCTCTTTCAAAAAGAAAGAGACTTCTCGAAAACGCTGATCAGTATTTTGCTCAGCTTAAAAAATTAATGAAATAATGGTTTCACTTAAACTATAGGAGGACTGCCTTATTTTCACTTCAGGGTCCCCAAATCAGGGACAACTACAAATCGGTATTGCTTTGGTATTGGAGGATAGATTTTCCAATCAAGCAAGAGAATCCTCCAAAGAAATCCGAAGACTACATCAAGAGGCTAAAAATATAACCAATGCTAACCTCAATGCTGTTAATAGAATGGCAACAGCGGGAATGGCAATTGGTAGTGCAGCTGCCTATGGTATAGGTGAAGCTGTATTACAGGGAGCAAAATTCATTGATACCATGACCTTTGTAAAAGCAATTGCAAAGGATACAGGTACAGACTTTTCGCTTCTTTCTCAAAGAGCTAAGACTTTAGGTAAAGATACAATGTTTACCTCACAGGATATTGGCTCCGCGATGCAATATATGGC